CACTCGAATCCAGCCAAAATTTTTTGTCCAAAAATCTTGAGGAACTTTTACCTAATGGCTTGAGTATCCAGTTGATAGTTGCCTTCCTTAGCTTGTCAAGTGAAGGTGAGGGGTTGTAGCCAAGCTCGCGACAGACGAGTGAATTGCAGGCGACGTGGATTTGCTCGTCTCTGCTGATGTCCGCTGATACTGTACGGAGTCCAGCGTCACCATTAGCCCGAAAGAATGGGAGTAGTACGAAGAAAATCGCACGTTCTGCCACCAATGCTTTGGTGATGGTGTGATCAGGATGCGTAATCCACGCTTCTCTAAGGCGGAGGGCTTCCGCTTCAGCTTGAGGATCAGTTCCGTGAGCATTGGCGATGTAGTTGAGAGCCAGGTCGTGTCTCTCTTCATCCCGTATATTGGATTGAAGTAGCTCCCTTGATAGAGCTGGAACTTCAGAACGTAGAGATTCAGCGATGAAGTCTCCCACTGGGAGTTCCAAGTGTCGGATTGCGAGTGCTCGTAGCACTGTTTCTTCAGAGCCTTCAGCAAGTTTGCCAGCATCAGTTTGTACGGGTGTCCAGGTTCTTTTACGATTAAGTAGTTTTTGATAGGGGTTCATTGTTACATAGAATGGTTATTCAGCGCATCCGATACAACTGATTGGTTCCTCAGTTCTCTCTTCAGCTTTGTAAAACCAGCCTGTGTCGTCCTTTCCTTCAAGTATTGATGTGAGGTAATCTTCTACATCCTCATCTCCTAATGCAGCCATCGCATCGGTCTTATCTTGAGTATCCGGCATCACCTGCAGGCTGTAGTATAAAGATGTCTGGGGGCTATCAAGCCACTCTTCAACGAAATCGTTGTCGTAGGTTACAGTATCACTCCAAGAGTTAAAGCTGTAGCCGTGAAGAAGTCCCGTCCGTTCTAGCATTATCATTATCTCATCTGCAACTTTTTTATAGTTTTCCCATCCCACTTCACTTGCAATCTCTACCGGACCATAATCATAGGTCTCTACTCCGAAGGTTCCAGAATCTCGGTCAACGGTTCTAGCAATCGGTGGAGCAATTTCTGGAGTCGAGGTGAACCCGTCAAGGCTCTTGGAGCGATACGAACAAGATGCAGTTGGCGCGATAGCAAACGCTCGCACCATATTATTTTCTCTTGCGATGGATGCAGCCAGTTCGATTCCCTGCCGGAGTTTATCTGCAAGCACATCACCTCGATGTACAGGACTGATGCCATTGTTGACACGATTGAGAGCAGCACCAAAGTCACTGTAGGATGTTTCATTTTGTGCTAGGAAATTAGCTAGTCCCAGCATCCCTAGACCTACTTGCCTGTCACGATCTGCTGGGAGATATTCACCACTGCCTCCAACGCCTGTGCGTGAATGGATTTCGCACAGTTCAGACATACCCATAAGGAAGGCTGTTGGGATGTCTTGAGGTTCACAGGCAGCGAGATTGACGTGTTGTAAGAGGCACGTTCCGCGTGAGGGCAAGTAAACTTCAAGGCAGACGTTTCCATAGATTCGTTCTCCGTTTTGGTATTTGATTTTATTGAGCCATATGTCGCCACGTTTGATGCCATCAATAATAGCATCCTTTAGTTCTAGGCTTGCTGCGTCCCACGCTTCAGGGCTTAGGTCAACACATCGTTTTACCCACGGCAGCTCAACGCGACTGGCAGTAACAAACTCAAGGCAGTCACGATGGTCAATGTCAAGATGAAGCACGATAGCCCCATTCTTATACGCACCTCCTCTCCGTATGATTTCATTGAGTGTGGAGTAGATCTTCCCGAAGGAGACCGGTCCAGATGCAACGAGTCCTTTTCCATTTTCTTCTCCTTTTGGTCTTAGGTTGCTCAGATGAATAGCACAACCAGCGCCATAACGTAGAGCGTGACTAGCAAAACGCCAGGAAGCCTCGATTCCATTAGGCCCCTCCATACTATCTTCCACAACGAATACTGTGCAAGATACTGGTAATCTTCCTTCGGGATTGTCAAGCCAAGTTTGCACCCTTCCGGTGCGCGAAATAACATCAGGTTTTGTCATACTAAGTTTCTCAAGTCAGGTTCTGTGTAGTGTGGTCCCTTTAGGACTTTGCCGTCTTCACGGCGTATGGGTTGTCCGTCTTCACCCAACTTGGATAGGTTGCTTGCGTGGACACGGCGAAGTGCCTCGTCTAAGTTCCATCCCATATTCGCAGCGAACTGGTAGCAAACATAAACGAGGTCAGCAAGTTCTTTTAGGCAGTCTGCCCTTGATTCAACCCACATATAGTTCATCTTCTGGTTCGCCTCTGCGAACTCCTTGAACTCTTCAACAATCAAATCTCTCTGCATAGTCCTCGTAGCAAGGTCGAGGGAATCTTTCACCTGAAACTTCTCGCGAAACTCTTGGGCCATCTGCGAGTTCAGGTTGTTGGATGGTTTCTTGGTAGACATCAATAGCGTGTTGTAGGTGGTGAATAGCTTTAGATAAATCTGTTACGAAGTCTGATTCTTTTTTCTTTCCTGCTCTAGTGAGGTAGGCGACTGCTGTTCCGACATCGTAGCTGAGGTTATGATCTGCGATGAAATCCCAGGGCTGTATTTGCCCTTGATTGTAGTGCGAAGGCCCTCTATCTCTCGCCTTACCTGCCACATCTGGTAGGTAACCTTTAGCTTCACGGGCAGATAACGGACGTGCAAACCTGCCAGCAATAATATCTCGTAAAGTCGCAGGGTCACCGCTGGCGTGAAGTACAGAATGGTTAGACATACAATGAGTGTGTAATAGGTGTTAGTCATTAAGGAACCTAGCGATGAAGCTATCAGCATTTTCATCTGTAATCGGCTCAGCCTGAGGAGTTGGCCACTTCTTTACTAGGTTCGTCATCGTGTTGCTTAGCACAAAGTTTTGCTTCTGCAAAGCTAGAAGGACAGTAATGATGTCCTCCTTACTGGCGTTAGGCAGCAGGTCTGTCAGTTTTCTCAGTCGTAGGCTCTGCTCCAGCGTCAGCTCCATCACTGGCGCTGGGAGTCCACAAGATTGGTGTCCCTCTTTGGAAGTCATAGTCTTCATCAGTTAGAATACGGGCAAGTCTGGCATTGAGTAGAGCATCCTTTTCTGTCAGGCCTTTCTCTTCAAAGGCTTCACGAATAGCTTTCCAGCTATAGTTCTCTTTAGCGAGGAGTTGCTCAGCTTTTTTCATTCCATAGCCAGGACAGCCACTGTATCCATCAGTGCTATCTCCAGCGAGTGTTTGTAATAGGTGGAAGCGTCTACCTTCCTCTTCTGTTACTTCAAAGAACTTCTCCCCTGCCATATCATAATGTCGGCCAGGGATCTGTTGCATATCTTTGTCAGGTGAAGCAATGATGGTAGGAACACTAGCCATAGTCTGGTGGATACCCAGGGCATCATCTGCTTCTAGTGTAGGCATCACGACTACCTTGTAGTTATCTTTTAGAGCCTCTATAACCCGCCGATAACCACAGGGCTTCTTTCTAGTTCGGGAACCCTTGTAATCTGGATAGATTTTTTTCCTAAAATTATCGGGGTGGCTGAAGAATAGGATGACTTTCGTAGTGTCCACTACGTTGATCAACCTTTGGATGTCACGCTCTACGCGCTTAAATGCTTCCCTGAAGGAAGATGTAACGACAATAACGTCTTCCCCAAAGTCGCACTCTGTTTCAGCAGCAGCACAGCATTTATAGACGATAAAGTCGGCGTCAATAAGTAGTATCATAGGTGTTTAGTGGGTGTCGGCCCAGGTCAGGCCGGTTTTTGATTCTGCCGCGATAGGTATTCTGAGAGAGTAGTCCTCTCCGGTGTGAGCGGCTTGCACCACAAGACTCTCGGCGATGATGTCTTTACAGTCTGGGGTTGTTTCGTATTGGAGTTCATCGTGAATAAATCCTAGTTGGTGTACAGGGTATTTATTGAGTGTGAAATCATTATATGCTCTTACCATCCAACGCTTAGCGATGACACCAGCACTGGACTGTAGTAGGTAGTTCAGAGCCTTGTGTTGACTATTGACTTTGATCTTTCTTCCATCAATCGCTTTAATAAATCCTCTGTCACTTGCATATTGTACTGCATCCAGGAGGAAAGATAAGCCGTCAATCGCATCAACAAACGCCTCTCGTATCTCTCCGCCTTTAGTAGCAGCTTGTTTGTCGGTAAGGGAGGGATCAAAAGATAAGCCAATCTTCTGATTGCCAGCTCCATATAGAAAAGCATAGGTAACTGTTTTTACTTGGTTGCGGGTAATGCCGATCTTGTCGGCGTTGACTTGGTGGATGTCTCCATTGAGTAGGATGTCGGCATAACGCCCATCATCATACCGAGCCAGATAATGAGCAAGCATCCTAAGCTCGATGCTACTAAGGTCTGCTCCCACCAAGATATGATTTGGGGTTGCCGTGAATAACTTACGAAACTCTGGGCCGCTGGGGACTTGCGCCAAGTTTGGATTACGGTGTGCGCACCTGTGCGTATTCGTGGCGACCGAACAATGGTGATGTAGTCGGGAGCCTTCGTCCACCAATCGTAGCCACGCATTATTCCCCTCCTCCAACATTCCAAGTTGTTTGCGTAGTGTTAGACATCGTAGTAGTTGTTTGGCAATGGGTAAATCAATCTCAGATAGAACCTTCTCGTCTATAACGGGCTTCCCAGTCTCCGTTAGCTTTTCAGGCTTCCATCCGTAGTGCGTTGTAAGTATCCAAGCAATATGGTCTCTGCTTGTCGGGTTAAAGTCTTTAAGGCGTGTGAAAACTGCACCGGCGTGATAGCCTCTTGTTGCATTAGGTCGTTTAGGAGTAAACGATGATCCTCGTACGAAAGGATGTTTCCGGCATAATAGCTCTTCAGTTTCGCGAAGTTCTCTTCCGAGAGTAAGT